AAGAAGAATCTTCAAACAAACTCTTTGGTATGTTCGAAGGTAATGTTCTTGAAGCTAGTCTTATTAGTAAAAAACAAACAAAGGCCATAATGCCGTTTCTCGGTCAACTAGGACTAGGTACATTAATACTAGGTGCATTTCTTATCGGTATTCTCGCATTGATGGATAAATTTGAAGGATTCTCAAACTTCATAAACAAGTTCATTCTAGGAAACCGTTCAGACCCCGAAACCCTTCAAAAACAAAAAGACCTCAATAATAACTTCTCTAGTAAAGACTCTACGATGACTCTTGAGGAGTATAACAAACAAGCTGATGCACTTAAGATGACAGCGGAGGATAGATTAGGAGAAAAAACCACCGACCAAGTAGTAATGACGACATCAGGTGCCGTGAAAGGGGTAATAAAGTCAGCTGCAGTTGCTGTTGATGGAGGATTCACACCACCAAAACCCAATGTTCCACTGGAGAGACTTCCTGCAGGTTCAGTTGACCCTGTCACAGGTAAACCGACTGGTGGTCAATTCCTACCTAAAGCAGTTGAAGTACCTGACGGTAAACTTCTCTCACTCGCCAAGGGTGCTGGAAAGACTGTCGTAAAGACCGCCGCACGAGCAACAGGCCTTGTAGCTACACCCGTACTTGGGTATATGGAATATCTTGGTAATGTAGATGACACGAATATGCAACGTGCAGTGTTGAACCAACTTAATGATGATGGGTTGTTAAAGGAAGGAGATTTTGAGAAGGGTTTAGAGTACATTAAAGACAAAGAAGAAGAAGATAAGATGATACCATTTTGGAAAGCAGTAGGTGCATCAATGGCCACAGCAGCTGTTGGAGCGTTTATAGTGTCTAATCCAGTCGGTTGGGGAACAGGCCTTGCTATGTTGGCTGCTGCTGGAACAGCTGGTAGTCTTGTAGGTGGTGGGATAAGTGATGTTGCATATGGTGATAGTGAGAATAAACTAGCCGAAATAACTGAAAGAGACACAGGTCTTCTTGCCTACAATGACCAGTACAAACAAGTTCAAGAAATGGAAGGTTTACGTTTGGGTGACTTAAAGGATGGGAAACTTGCAGAAGGTTTTACAGACCCTACACCCGAGACTGGATTGACTATGGAAGACATTGTGTCCTTGGTTAATGAAAGAAATCTTCCTGCTGGTGATACTAATGCAATTGCAGATTTAATAAAAGCTATGGGTGTACAGGGTGCATCAAATATTACAAACCTTGCTACTGCAACAAACACAACCATATTGGCTAATAATACTGGTCAATCAAGTGTTAACGATAGAGCTCTATTCAATAGTGGTGACTCACAGTTCCATCGATAGAGGTTCTTTGAACTTATCTTTCCTAGTGTACTTGGTTCGGTCTTTTACGACTTGATGTTTGAATGGTGAGTCCTTAGCAAATAAGACTTTACCAAACCGAGACTTCGGTCTTTGAGGGGTACTTGTCTTTTTCATGTCTAATTCCTATTCTATCGTTGCAATCCTGTTGGTCTTCTAACAGACTTAGATGCACGAATTCTATTTAACTCGTTTCTACGTTTTTGTTTTTGGTTCTTCTCATTCTTAATGAATGATGGTTTCAAGAAATACCTTCTTTCTCTTACCTCTTCTACAATACCTTTCCTCTCACAATATTTTTTAAATTGTCTGAGCATAATATCGAAGGGAACTTCAGTATTTTTGAAGTCTCTTTTTGGTCTATTCTTGTTATCGTATTTCATGTATTTCCTATTAATAAAAGTGTTAAGTCGCCCCACGCTTTACAGCATTCCCGCTCCTAACCGATTAACCCGCAATGTTTGCTGTTAACCTTTCCCTTACTAAGTACCCCCACTCTTCTAAGAAGAGTAAATCCACGGTCTTAGTGTATGGTCTCACTTTCACAGTATATCATTAATATAATGAGACCATCCCAACTAAGAACTCTAATTAACTTTCGTTAGCTAGGTTCTTAAAGTAATCCATCGCATCATCTTCTTCCACTTGTGGAGTTGACTCAGCTGATGAGATTACAGGTTCCGCTGCAACTGTATCAGTGTTTACATTAGACCATGGAACTTCGTCCAAGTCTTCTGCAATACTTTCTGCAGTTGAAGTAGTACCAGCACTTCCAAGTACTCTTTGAAGTTTCTCTTTGAGTTCTTCATAAGTCTTGAATTCACTTGGTGCAATAATACCCGATAATGAATGTAGTTGTGTATATATACCACTCAACTTATTTTCGTCATCAAATAATGGTGCAGTATCAGAAAATTCTGATTTATCATAATTCCAGTAACCATCAACCTTACGGATTTTGATTTTGAAATTAGCACCTTCTCCTCTCAAGTCAAAAGGATTAATTGCTTTCTCATCTTCAAATGCAGGTGAGATTGCTTCCTTAAGAGCTTCAAAGATTTTTTTACCAAATCTATACTTAAACACTTTACCTTCGTTAGCAGGATTTTTAGGGTCTGATACAACATAGACATTAGAAACATAGTGCAGTCTGCGTTTTTGTTTCCTAGCAATATCTTTGTTTGCTTCAATCCCAGTATTCCACAACTCGGTATTATATTCAGATACAGGGTCTTGTTTACTAAGAGTCGTTAAAGACTTCTCAATATACCATCCGCCTGGGCCTTGGAATCCGTGGTCAAAGTATGATACCCATGGCATCTCTTCTCCCTCGGGGGTAGGTAAGAAACGAACCACTGCATAACCATTACCAGTTTTATCTAGTTCGGGTTTCCACATTGTGTCGTCACTGAAGGATTTTTGTTTTCCACCATCGGATGGGGAAGCAGTTTCCATTGCTGCTCTTAGTTTATCTAAACTACTACTCATTGTATTCTCCTATTGTATTACAATTTTATTACAATTTTATTAACAATTATATTAAAGACTTAAGGCCTTGACCTAAAATCCATTCTTCACTTACTTCATAATAAGATAGTTCATTATACTTTATAGACCTTCCTTTGTCAAGAGGGTTTCCTAAGTATACTGAACAATCATTGTACTCCCTTAAGAGTGCAATGAACTGACTCCGTTGTGCATTAAGCACTTCAGACTCGGTATTGTATTTATGCATATAGTTTACACTACCTTCATAAATGTTTTCAAAGTTGTCACCTTCCAATGCATCAAAACCAATCAGATTGACTCGTTCATAACCATTGTCCATTGCAAACCCTAATGCAGACATTCCTGTAAACAGGTTTCTCAGTAAAGGGGTATCATAGGTAACAATTAAATCGGGACGTATTAGACCCAAAAAATCTGTGGACTCTCCATCACCTTGTATCATAAAGTGTGTGTCATCATCTTTAATATTGACTTCACATACACCTTCCATAGTAGAAGCAAGACTTCCAAACAGTTCAATTGGTAGTGGGTCGATATCTGCAAATGCAACTAGATTACCTCTATAGTAATCTGAGGTAACTAACTCTTTCTGTACAGGCATATCTACTGCAAACACTATGTCACACTCGTTAGTGTCTCTATGGATTGCATTACAACCCCACACTTCATGTGTGACACTAGAGAAGTCAAAACCTACTCTACTTGGGCCGTTACCTAATATTGTTACTTCTTGCATATGTCCATTAACAGGTTTTTGTACTTGTTCACATCTACTGAGACGAAAGCTTTGTACTTGTTCAATTTCAACTGAACTTCGGGGTACACGATTTGTTCTGATATTAATCTCTCCCAATCTTTAGTAAACCCTATGATGTCATCCAATATACACATAGTTTCTAAAGAGGTCTTCTTAGCTAAATAGGATTTAAGTAGAAGAGGATGTTGTCCATTTTTTACCTCTAGTACTTGGTTGATTGTTTTCTTTAAAAGTAAATCAGACACATCAGTCTTAAACATGTAAGACATTTTCTGTTGTCTACCTTTCCATTCTCTATATCTCTTATCACATTCAGCATCTAAGAGGTCACCCGCCCAATAATCTTTAAAGGACAGATTTGCAATATAGAAATCTTGCAGTTCTTGTTTATACGTTCTAAACAATTTACCAAAGTGATACTTGTCTTTACGTTTTAAGAAGGAATTGATATCTGACTTTACTTTACCATTGTACTTAATAAAATCATAACCTTTAGAATAGAAGTGTAACTTTATTCCAAGGTACAATGTGTATGCATCATATCCTTCTCTACTGGTCATCGTAAGTCTTCTTTGATAAAGACCCCATCTACCATCGTACCTTTACGGTCTTTGATGTCGTGGTATGCAACCTCTAAACAATGTTCTATGGATAGACCATTACGGACTGCAATGTTAATTAACACTACCATGATGTCACCAATGTCATCTGCAATGTCTTTGTTCTTACAGATGTTATCGGACAACTCACCACATTCCTGTATGAGTTTCATGTACTGGTCTTTATCCGTTGAACCCTCAATGAGGTTTCTATCTTGATGCCACAATGCAATCTTTTGAATCAATTGAGGCACAGTATTATATTCATGAACGGGTGTACCGTTACTTCTTAATAGAAGTGCCTTCTTCGTATGTGTCATTACTTCCATTACCTACGATTCCTTATTTGGGTGCAATAATTTTTTTCTGTGCAGGTACTTCAATCTTAGAAGCTTCCTTTTTACCAGTTGCAATCATATGTGCATCTGCAACATGTTCTGCTGTTGGTACAACGAATACTACTTGTTGAAATATTGCATGGGGTGGATTCTCTTGTCCTGTTGCAGCTAGTCCTTTTGCAAATCCCATCGACCCATCATTCGGGTTAGATAGAATCATTCTTGGGTCTTCTATTGCAACTCCAGCATCTGTTGTTGATTCGAGTACACCTACATACTCACCACTAATTGTCACTACTGTGACGATATCACCTTTTTTCATAATTTTCTCCTATTGTGTGAAAAACTTGGTTATTGTTCCGACTGAATTCTCACCACGATTGATAAGGTTCAGTCCCTTTGCTTCATCAGCTAACTTCTCTTTGAGAGGAGTTGAGATTAATCTCTTTGATGCTTCGGGTTCGAGGTTGTTGTCCTCACAAATTTTAATGATTGCACTTAGTACATCACTTCCCATTAACACTAACTTCTCTACTTTATCTGTAAATTCTTTTTTACTTATCATGACTATCCTTCTAGTTCACCTAGTTCGTAAGTAGTATCGAAACCACCTTTTCTCATAGTCCACATATCTTCGTATGAGTCAAGTGTATCTAAATCCATTATAAGATTATTGATTGCATCTTGTTTATCGTCTGAAAGTTCTTCAAACTCATCTTCAAGGAAACACATGAACTCTTCTTCTGTGACTCCAATCTCTGTTAACATTTCTGCTTCAACTTCCTTTTGATTAGCAATTTTAGTTTGATGCCATTCGTTTTCTATAAATCTAATTCCCATTCTTATACTCCGTATAATGTACTATAACGATTTCTTAACTCGTATAGTTTCTCAACATAATCTCTAGGGTCTGCCTCAAAGACTTGAACCCCTCCTCCATCAACAGCAACAACTGCTACTATTGAATCTATTT